ATGGAGAGACCACCCTGTTTCGAATTGCTGGGAGTTACACCGTGTCTACGAAGACAGCACGATTGGAACGTGAGCGGAAACGGGCCGCTAAATGGGCCTTGGTCCGGCTGGAAAATCGCCGGTGATTTTTTAGTGTGTCCTGAAGGCTCTCGGGTTCACATCGGGCGCGTCAAAGCCGTCATGCGGTCCGATTCACTTTCGAGGATAGGCACGAAAAAGCGCACGGGAAATGTGCTTTCTTTCAAGGCAAAAGGGCCATAGATCCAAAGCGTCACCGGGATGGAGCTGGCCGGAGGTGGCTGGCTCCTTCTCGTTTCCGTTTCAATTTGGGCTCGAGGTTCCGAGTCCCTCGGATGAAACAAACAGCGCGCCATCCATGGCGCATGACCGAAGGGGCCGTGCCCCTTCACCCCTGCCCTGGTCGGGTCTCAGGCGGTTTTATCTGACTGGAAGCATTGCGCTGTGGTTCCAAACGGTGATCCCAATAGCCGTTCCGCGCCACGTTCAAACAGGTCATCGGCTCAACGTCAATCGGCGTCATCTGCTGCGTCCTGCACCTACAGCTTACGGCCTCCACGCGCTGATCCCCACTGATCATGCAAAACATCCGCGGATAGTCGCGAACCTCAAATTTGTCATAAATCGGCGCACTTGCAATGTCATCCGCAAACCGCGGCGTCCGGAGCAGCTTGTATTGCTCAGGGGTGATGACCTCAACATCTGGATCTCCCGCCACAGCGTCGGTGCTCGCTCCGCTGCGCGCCTCAGCCGTGACGGTCGATCCCGTTAGAGCGTCTGATTCTGGGGTTTTATTGAAGCCAGTCCAGAGACCCGCAAACGCACCAATTAAGAGCAAAGGGGCGAGACACGCCAAGCCGATGGCCACGAGAACTTTTTTTGGAAATTTACGCTTGACCGTATGCAGGGTCGCTGACTCATAAAGATCAAAAACTTTTTTCGGATAGCGCCACATTTGCTCGATGGCGTTTGCCTTCGCCGTCTGCCCGTTCGGCGAGCTCTGGACGTGGGGCCATTCGTAACGAATCGTCGTCTGGGTCCCAAATTTTCGAGTGACATGAACATGAGCGCCAACGAGATCGCGCACCGCCGGAGTCAACTGGTTAGGCGCTTGCGTGGTCAAAATAAAGTCAAAACCGCGATGCCGGTGCTTCGCAAGATTCAAAACTCGCGGGTCATCAGCATTGCGTAACTGCTTTCCGAAATACTCCCACGCCTCGTCAACAACCACCAAAGAGCCATCGGGCAAAGACTCCCACTCCCACGGGGTTTCGATGGTCGGTAAGCGCTTGTCGAGCCCACGGATGTTGCAGAAATACACCGGGCGCGTAGGAACCAGGCCGTTACCCCAATCGCGCAAAACATCGTCGTCGCTCGAAAAGTCAACGCCGACTTGGGTCAATGCTTCTTGAAGAGCAGTCAGCGTCTTTCCTGCACCTGGTGTACCTGTAACAAGACGAATTGGCATTTTTTAGGTCCGGATTCGCATAGCAAAATTAGACGCCATCACAATGGCGTAGGCACTGAGAATCAGCTGCAAATACACATCAATTCGCATAAATCCGAGCCAGTCCAAAACAACGCCTGGCAAGCCTTGAAACTGAGCTCGAATGTAATTGCCGAGCGCATCTCCCACGGGCTCCATGACCACGAAATACAACCCGAGCCCTGCAAGCAATCGAACAGCAAAACCCACGACGTTAGCAGCGACGAACAGCTTGCCAGCGCTTACGAGCAACGGAATCAAAGGCGCAAAGAAGGCCATCAGCGACCAACCTGGGCGACGATATAGCCAGCTTGAATAAACCCGCCAAGCGCGATCATCAGACCTAAAATCGAGATAGCAAAACAAACCATCGCGCTCATGCCTTGAAGGTCAACGACGCCAAAACCGAGATCATAGGATTGTGGCCACGACAGCGCGGGGCAGCCTCGAGACAGATTGAAACCGCCGCTTTCAAGACCTCCAAGAAGGGCACTAGCGCTTGCGTTCTCAATAACGGTCCCGGTAGCAGGGTGTGGCCCGCCGTCTGGACCGTCTGACACGTTCGGAGCGGTCAATACGTCTTGAAGGTCGCGCACTGCTTCGGCTGCTTCGCTGTCGCCGTCACCGCCGCCCGGAGGGCCACCACCCTCACCGTTCCTAGCGGCTGCAATAGCGTCAACGATAGCCGTGGTCGAAGCTATCTGACCCTGACCCTGCAACGTCTGAAGCTGGGCCATTAGGTCACGAGTCGAAACGTCCGACGCCATTTGCGCGTCATGCTGCGTCGTCTGATTGTTCCGAATTTCAATTAGCCGAGTCGCCGCCGTGTCTGTGCTCGCTCGGATCTGAGCAAGGTGTGCATTATCCGAAGCGGCAGGAACTCCACCTGGTGGCGTCACAACCGGAGGCGTTACAGGTGGTGACGTCAACAATGGCGCAGCGGGAACAGGGTTATTTTGAACACCTGAGCACGTCTGACCATTTGTGCGGTGTTGATTGGACGGAAGGCCCACTCCAACATCCCATATGTACTCACAGCCGTTGAAACACACACTGTTAGGGCCATTCGGAGCGAAAAACGAAACTGGACGAAACGCACACGCAGCGCCTCCTGGAAAATTAAAAGTGAATGTCCTTTGGATGTTCGATGAAACGGGCACCACCGGAGACGCAATACAAGTCGGAAGCACGAACATCTGCGCCGCGACAAAATCCAAAGTTAAGACAACGCTCGAACTGCTCAAAACGCACGTCGTGCGATCTGTCACAGCGTAGTGATTGGACGTGACCTGTTGCTGAGGTTGCGACCACCAATCACGAGAATTTTTGAGGATGTTACAAGCAGCAGTCGCGGCACCTTGATCACCCCAAGTAGTGCCCGACGCAATTCCTAGGCTTGTAGCTTGCTCGGTGACGTTCAGGGGCCGGCACGACTGAGCAAAAGCCGCACCGCTCGTCAATCCGAGAACAGCAGCCACCCAGCTGCACAAATAATTGCGAAAACGAGCCATCCGATCACGCTCCACCTCGATAAAAAATAACGCCGAGCCCTCCCCCGGCGTTCGGTAAATCAGCCAGCCTTACGAGCCCATTTCACAGCCTTGGCGACCATGATGAAACTCAAAACGGCAATGCCGATCGCAACGACAAACGAGGTTGCAATTGCCACATAGCCGAGAACTTCGGCCTGAGCAGCCGCGAGATCCAAGCCGCCAGTCGCCTGAGCGAAAGCAACATTAGAGGCAACAAGCGCCGTAGTACCCGCGGCGAAAACACTGGCCTTTACGGCCTTCAACCAACCAAACATAGAGAGATCCTTTAGAGATTTTCGAGCATTTTACGAAGCCGCTTTAAAACGAACACAACACCAAAGAGTCCCAAAACAGCGGCTCCGAGCATTGCGCCTTCCCCCCCGGAAAGCGGAGGTAAACCGAGGGGCATTTGTGAAGACCAAACAGCAGAAAGACAGACACCGTTTTCATCGATCTGCTGACAGGTCCATACGTACATAGATCACGCAGCCTTGGGGAGCTTGTCAGCGATAAGCACAAACTCACGAGCAAAACTCAAAGAATCAAAATCGCCAACGCGAATTGATCGAGCATCGAGCGTGTAGTTCCCTGGTGCGTATGGCACCTGGTCTTCAGCCAAGGTGAATTTAAACTCGGTAGGGTAAGCACGGCCCAGATGCACATAGCCAACTTGAGTTCGCATAGCCCACGCCTTACCGTCTTTGATGCCAGCACGGTGCGCCACAGGGTCAGAGTGAATTTCAACACGAATCATTTTTTTGGTTCCTTTTTTTGGTTAGATTTAAGGCTTACGCCTCAACGATTTTGCAGAGATACAACGACCCACCAGAGAAGACAACGCACCACGGACTTTTGAGAACCTCGCCCGTTTCCCGATTGACCCACCCACCACCGTTGCGACGTGCCAAGTCACAAATTGCTTGAAAGATTTTTCGGACCCACGTGGGACTTTTCCACCAACGAAGCTCGATTTGCGCTGGCTTTTCCAGACCGCCCACACCCGACAATCGAGCGCCGCTTGGGACGTGTGGCAACATCGCGGGCGTACCCTTGCTGGCGTAACTCGCAAGATATCCAACCGCAGATTTTCTAACCCACTCAATTTTAGTCATTCCGAAATTCCACCAGCCCTGTTTATCTGGTTTCGGCAAAGAACGGCCCAGCGGCAGCCAGAGAAGGACGTGGTAATGCGGCCGAAGGCGCTTCGTGAGCTCGAGCACCCAAACATAGCGGGCCTTGAAACCTTTCCTCTGACAAAACTTACGCACGTTGCCGAGCAAGGCCGAGATCTGCTTCGGCGTCCACTCAACTTCGTCTCGATACGTCAGCGTGAGCATCGACCAGCGACCGCGAAAACCGCCCCGCGTTGCGGCCTCGGTGTGAAGGCGTGAAGCAGTGATTACGTTTTTTTTCATACGGCCAAGCCTCGCCAAGGCCTGCTCCTCTTTGGTGATCTCACGAACGATATCGACGAGGGGTTTTTCTTTCCGTTTCCGCCTTGTTACATAAGAGACAAGCCCAGCACGATCAAAAGCAAAAGCCGCGCTCACCCGTACACCCGAATCGCAATTGCACGGTCATTAGAAGCCGCGTATAGCTCGGCACGGCGCGTCAAAGCTAAAACATTTTTGTCCTGCTCCCAGAAACAAATCACGCCGTCCTCGTCGAACAACACAAGGTCGAAAAGATCTGGATTCAATCGAGAGACTTTCATCACCACGCCCATCACGGCGCAAGGCCTTTCGCTGCTTCGAGCATTCCGAGGAGCACCACGACGGTGTAGCCACCCAGCACGATGGCCAAGAGCGCAACGAACAGCGCTGCAAAAGCTGCGAATCGATAATTAGACATTTCCGTACTCCCCTGTGAGTAAGAACAAGACCGGGGGACCTCCGCCGCGCCGCCAAAACGGCGGACGAAGGGTTGGGCCCCCGGTTGTCCGGCAGTACCGGACACGAAGGACGTTATAGTCGTCGCCACCCGTTGTCAAGTAGGTACGGACATGACAGTCACTCTGAAGCTCTACACGAAGTGGAAGGCAACAAAAGGCTTCGACTCCGACCGCTCAGCGCTAAGGGCGCTAGGCCTGTCGCACAGCGCCGCAGTGCCGTGGAAGGCTGGAAAAAACGGCAGCGCAGCAACGATCGAGCGCATGGCGCGTGACCTGGGCGAAACCGATCAAGCCATCTGCGAACTGCTGTTCCAGTCAATGGCCCAAGCAAGCCACGCCGACGCCGAATCACGACGCGTTCTAGAGCGCATGGCGAAGCGCATGGCAGCGCTAGTGCTTGTGACCTTCGCGGTCCTTGCGCTGCCAATGGAAGCAGCGAAGGCAGCCGGCGCGAGCGCGAGCTCGACGACCGGACTATTCATTATGCGAACTCAATGTTATGCGCGAATGGCTGCCACCAAATTTTCGGCTTCTGCAGTCGGGATCACTAAAGATGTGAGTTTTTGGCCAGTGATGATGTGAGATGACCCCAATTCTAGAAACTCACATCATTACTGATCACCGCCGTGGTGGCTTCGCCCATGCCTCCACAATCTGCCATAGCTAGGCGCCAACCAACGCCTCAGTGAAAGAACATCTAGGATGGGATCGCAGCCTAGAGGACGCCTTATGTCCCCAGCGAGACGCTTTCCGAGCGCGTTGAACGATGTCAAAGACCGGCTTCAATCCGCACTGGATGCCGGCGGTGAGTCACCTCCCGAATTCCATCTCGACCGCTGGTTGGAAGAATGGCTGGAGCTACCCCAGCCAGCCTTGGGGGGATCTCGCCCCATCGAGTTGCTAAATTCGCCAGAGGGACTGACGTCCGTGCGCAGAGCGCTTGGGGCGTTGATAAGCGGTGCTTACCAATAGGCGGGCGCAGTGGACAATGCCGCTCCGATTGCGCCTGCCGCACGCCATGATCTCGCCGCTCCTGAGCTGAGGGCTTTCTTCCAAATCGTTGAGAAGTGGGGGCTAACCACAGATCAAGCACGCTGCCTACTTGGCTCACCGGGACGCACCACATACTTTTGTTGGAAGCGCGGCCAGCCTGGCCCCTTGCCCGCTGACACCCTTGAGCGCATCAGCTACGTCCTGGGGATCTACAAGAACTTGCATCTGATTTTTTGCGGATCAGCGACAGGCAGATACCTGGGTAAAACGCCCCAACGCGGCAACGATTTTCGGCGGGAATTGTTCCCTTGA